ACTACATGCTTAGATTCAAGTCTAAAAACTACCAGCACTTTCACTTTAATGAGATCAACCAAGACATCGTCAATCTGATCAAGCGGGCCATCTCGGGTGAGTTTAACTACGACAGGTTTAAACCTGAGTGGGTATCTAGGCAGATGTTTTTTGAGCGTAAAGACAGCGATTCTTACATCAGGTGTCTGTGGAGCTTTGGCAACAACCAGAAAGATTATCTATTCTCAACTGAGATTGAGCCATATAAACGAGCTATACACCAAGCAGTCGTCTTTGACGATTTTAACGACCTAGCAGCAGAGGTCCTTGGATTTAAAAAGTGGCCCGTTAGGTACAACACGGTCAGCAAAAGACGCCTTAAGATTAGGTCGATCATCGAAGGGTATCGTCTCAGTAAAATACCTAAAGTGCTGCACCAGTTTTTAGATGACAAGCGGTTGCAGCAGTTGGAGTGGTTGCAGCAGTTGCAGCAGTTGGAGCGGTTGCAGCAGTTGGAGCGGTTGCAGCAGTTGGAGCGGTTGACCTTTTACTCAACCGACTATCGTCAAGTACCGATCAAAGACAACTCAGTCATCTATTGCGATATCCCGTATAAAGGTACCGCTGATTACCTACATAATTTTGACCACGCTCAATTCTTTGACTGGGCCGTCCAGATGCCTTGTCCCGTCTTCATCTCTGAGTACAACATTGATGACCCAAGATTTAAGCAAGTCTACTTGATCGACAAGAAGGTCAACTTGTCAGGGACCGGCACAACTGCTTCCAAGGGTGAGAAGCTATATTGGAACGGGAGATAGGCCAACTGAGGATCTGTCTAAGCTATCAGACCGACTTGGATGACGACTGCGACCACAAGAAAGGCCACCAGTTTCCGGACTGGGGCAACGACGACGGCTATCGCTACTAACCTTTTTAATTTGCACCGTGGAGCTAGCTTGAACTCGTATCACTTACGCCTTGACCCGAAGTCCCTGGTCCCAGCAGACAACAACCCGCAGAGGATGACTCCGGCTGAGGATGACAACTGGGGCGAGTGGGTCCCGGTCGAATAGCCCGTCTCCCGCCGCCCCACTGTTAAGCCCCCTACCCGGACAAAGCCGGAAGGGGGCTTTTTAACGCCTTGAGGACCAGGGGCTAGGGGTCAGGCTAGGTCAGGCGGGTAGCGGGGCTTAAAGGTGCGGTTATGGCGATCTCATGGCCATGGGAGTGGAGACAGGAGAAAGTGTTCCAGAGGTCTCTTTGGCTGCGCCGTCTAGCCCGTGCCTGACGGCACGTCCAGCCAGCCAGGCAGTGCCCGCGAAGGCAAAAAAAATAGGGAGTGGTCTTTTTTATTTTAAATCCTGGGCAGATATAGTAAAACCTTCTTAACAATTCCAAACCTTAGCGGTACTAAGGGGGCAATCGAGAAGAAGGTTTAACTATGTCGCGGCGGCGATGGGATCTATCCGCCTCAACAACTAAGGTTGTAACTCAAGACTTGACCTAAAATCAAGTCGTTTAAGAAAGACGAGGATCAGGGATGCGACTAGTAAGAAACCCAGGTCATCGTCGTGCAGCTCGGCTGCTAAGCCTCTAGCATGGCCAGTCTCAAACCTCCGACTAAACCCGGCGAGACTAGAGACTAGAGGAATGCAGGTACGGGTCAGAGTATAGGGGACGCCAAAGTCTACGGTTTGAAGTCTAGGACATAAAAAGTCTGCCCGGGGTTTGAAGGTTAGCATGGGTGTCGATGGCTTAGAGATAAGGTGCGCTAGGGGCCGCACCAGGACTGTCAAACTGTAGAAAAGCGTTCTTGTCGTTGAGTCGAGGTCATCCACGTCTTTTTTGAATCCCTTATGGGGCCAAAGACATGGCGTAGGGGATATTGCCTAAAATCTAAAAGACCACAAAGACGAGGGGACCATGGTTAACAAGAAAAAGAAGAACACAGGTAAGAAAGTCAAAAGGGTCAGTCGTCAAGCCTACGCTCAGGAACTGCTAGCTAAGCGCATGACCGACGACGGGTATGTCATCCACAAAGACGGGACCATCCACCGCGTCTACGACGACGTCAAACACTACGGGCAGGTTCCTCGCGGCTGGGTCGTCTACCGGGTCAACGGCGTCGGTCATGACCACGCGCCAAGTAACCTAGTCGCACTGCCAAAGGTCCTGCTGATCCAGATCAGGAAAGTCCAAAGGGAGAAGGCCATCAGATTCACCAAGGACCAGCTAGACCAAGTCGCCGCAGCAGCAGCCGCCAAGACCCAGGAGTATGTTGATGCGCTAGGTGGGACGGTGAGACATGTGGCCACTACGAGGCCCCAGAGGCAGCTTCTGGTGAAGTTAAGAAAGCAGATCATGAAAGACTATGCGGGCATGTGGGAGATCGAACAACAGGCCCTTAAGGCCCTCAAGGTCGAGGTCAAGGTGCCAGACTACTTCTCGGACAAGGGTGAGGTGACGAAGGTGGCGAAGACTAGGAAGACGGTGACGGTGTGGAGGATCAAGCGGGGGGAAGTAGACGGTGCGGTTAGGGAGGTGCGGTTATGATCGAGGTGAGACGGGTCTATAGCTACAAGGGACACGACTATGTCGTGCTAGCTAAGGTGGCAGTCAAGGACCCCAGCAGCGGGTACTGGGAGGACTCTATCCTCTACGCCAGGGTAGACCAGGAACCAGGGCTATACGTCAGATCAGAGGATGATTTCAGCGCAAGATTTCAGCAGACAGAAAAACAAAGATTACAGCTACTTGATTGGACGGCGCTGACAATAAAGCTGATTACGACAGCGGGCATGGCAGGGCATGAGACGTTTAGACTGCTTTATTGAGCCGAAAATAGAAGGCGGGACCAGAAAGGTGACTTTAGAAGTCCTTGGATGGTGGTTAAAACTAGCAATAGTTAAAAAACTCCGGCAAAATGAATAAATCAATTTCGGCTGAGCCTGGGAAAGTCCACCATTACGGTTAGATAGGTCGTTTTTTGCGAATTTTTGATGAAATAAATAAGCAAATCAGCTTCACGATAAGCCTGCGTAATGACTAAAGAAGACTCCAATAAAAGCACAAAAAAAGGTCCAGGAAGGCCCGCCAAGGAGTGGGATCTTTTATTCAGCGAATGGCTCAAGTCTGGACTACCAAAAAACGACTTCCTTACCCTCAAGGGCATCAACCCACGCGGCGGAACTGCGGCCTCTAAGACCAGGCTATGGGGTTCGGCTATCGACGAGGTCGCCTCTCGCCTGAACGACATGAAGCTAGCCCAAACGGCTCCGTCCACTAAGGCTGCGACCTTGGTCGACAACCTGACCCAAAAGGAAGTCAAGCAGCCAGACGGGACCGTGGCTGTCGAGACCACCATCGCGGGTATCTCGCCTGCTAACTCCTGGCAGCAGATCCAACGCTGGCGCAATGCTCAAGGGGCCACTGACTGGAAGACCGCTGACTCGATCAGGATGCACATCCAACTGATCTTAAAAACCGCACTTAAAAAAAATGAGACCAACAACTCCTGGTACTCAGACCTCAAGCCGTCCGAGGTCAGGCAGCTTGCCGCGGCGGCCAACGACATCCAACGCAGCCAACGCCTTTCTCTTGGTCTGTCGACTGAGAACATCGGCGTCGACATGCCACAGACCCACATCGAGACGCCACAAGAAGGCGGCGGGATTAAGCCGAACCTCTTTGTTGTCGAGATCAGCAAGTCCGGGCGCTTTGTCAACGCAAGGCCAAGACGGGTATCCTGATACCGAGTAGAGACTTCAGTGCTAATCACATAAAGGATCAAAGATCATGGCCAAGGAAAATGTTCTCGTCGAGTTGACCCCACCGTCATCTGGCAAAGGCAGCGGGTATAATGCCGGTAGCGACGTCAAGGTGCTAAGGGTCGTCACTATCCCAACAGCGGGAGCGGGCACAGTCGTCGTCGACGGCGCCACATACACGCGCACCAGCCCGCTGCGGTCCTACAAGTCCGACGGGGCTGATGACCCATCCTTGGACGTCGTCGCGGCTGGCGACCACTCGCAGCCACCCGTGGACTCCATCCCTGCCGACGGCGACTTGGCACTAGCCATCTTTAGCGCCAGCGGCACCTAACAAGACCTATCAGCTATACGCTGCCTGCGGGAGTAGAGGCTCAACGGCAGACAGGCGGGGGAAGTGCCCGCCACCCTTTAAACGCACCTAGAGTGAGATCAGAACCATGGCCAAGGCAGTCAAGAAAAAGAAGCTAGCAAAGAAGACCACACCCAAGAAGAAGGCCAAGGCTGGAAGGCCCGCAAAGGCCAAGCCTAAGCGTTCCTATGTCAAGAGGACCCAAGCTGAGGTCAGACGTCCTAAGCGCAAGTATACGCGCAAGGAGAAGGGCGCAGCCGAGGTCCCTGGAAACTTGGTCGCCTTGGTCAAGGTCGGCCTGGACTGGATGACCGACATACTCCGCGAGATAGCGGGTATCAATAAATCACTTGAGAAGCTAGCAAGGGCAGGTCGACTCGATAGGGTCGGCGTCGACATAGAGCGCAACCTGACTCAGTACGACAAGAGGCCACAGGCATCTGCCGTGCCCACAGCCGCCGAGGTCGACGCCCTGATTGATGATGAAATAGTAGGCATACTGCCATCTGGATCACCCGCCTTAAGCGACTACCCTAACGCTGATCAAGGACTCTTTTAAATGGCGCGGCCTGACATCCTTGAGATGCGCCTCTTTGACCTTGTCGCCGTGGTGCTGGCGGGATCATGCACCATCGGGCTAATCGTCCTGTTGTCATGGGTGCTTGAATGACGACGCTAGTCCAAGCACTAGACGACGATGCCTTTCGCCAGCACATTGCCGCCATGGTCGTCGACCGCTTCGTGCAGTCAGGCCGCTCTATCACTAAGCTGCACTGTCTCTATGCAGCCGAGACCGCTAACTACCTACTTGATGCCCTAGCACTTGATCGCCAAAACTTGGCTGAAGCCATCGCAGAACAGAGGGGAAAAATTGACTACCCAATCAATCAGTCGAGCGGCCCTAGAACATAAACGCTTGGTCCAAGAATCAGCCGACTTGGCACGGGCAGCCAAGGACCGTCAAGAACGCGCTAGGGAGCAGCGGCTAGAATACGACAAGCTGGCCAAAAGTCTGAAGCTGCGCCACTCGCTCCAGACCGAGGTGACGTCTCGGGTCAACGACAAGACGACTTTGGACCTAGTGGCGATGATCTCGCACCTAGTCCTAACGCCTAACACCAAGGCCGTCTGGGTCGCCGTGGCACCGACCGTAGCTAGGGACGTCTTGCAGCGGGCCTACCCCTTGGGCATCCAACGCGGCGTGATCGCCAGGGTCAGCGAAAAGGAATACTCGCTCAGGTATGCCAACGGCTCACGACTAGAGTTTTGGTGGCCGGGTAAGAAGCCAATCGACACCATCCAAATCATGGGCAAAACAAAATGAAGAAGCCAACCAACATCAGGCGGCTGCGACTCGCGGGACCACCCAAGGAAGGCCACGAAGTCACCCTAGTCGACTCGCAGGGTAATCACTGCATCTTGACCATCCTGGCCTTGGTGCAGGAGTTTACTTACAGCCAAAGGCTATGGGTCCTTAACGAAGAATACTCCAAGCAGCTTGGCTCTAGTGTCTATATCCAGTGGACCCTAAAGCAGTGCAAAGAGATGCGCAGCAACGCGGGCCTAGTCATGCAGATAGCAGCCAAGTACGAAGCACAACTTGAAGCCCTAGAAAAGCAGATGAAACAATGATTAACCTTATAGGCTCTACAGCCAAACCTAAGCGCACCATCCTAGACGTCATCAAGGAGACCCCTGTCATGTCCGACAGCCACATCACCGAAGAATTAAACATGTTCCAGCAAGCCAAGGCCGACGACCAAGAAGTCGAAAGACAGCGCGAGCTAGACAACCAGATTAATCTGCTGATCTCGCCTAAGAACTACCAGCGCCTTAGGGCCTTTGGCTTTGAAGTCATCCCGACGGGTAAGTACCTTGGACCATCGACCACGGACCGCCGCAGTCTGTGAGTGGGGCACCGCTACCAGGCGACGAGGTCAATAGGATCGTCTTTGTGCTGAGCTACCTGACGGCTATCTTTGTGATCGGGACGATGGTCTTGATCGCTCTTTTTTTGTGGGCGGCACTGACATGAAGCGACCAAACATCGAGGACCTCCTGACCGAGCCACGCAAGCTGACGCAGGTCGACATTCACGACGTCATCTTGTGGTGCTTGCACCTAGAAAACCTGATGACACCTAGCCGAGCTACCGTCGTCCTAGAAGACGATAGGAGGTCGATGTTCTACCAGATCTCTAAGGGCAACCATGTCGTCTGGCTGACGCCGCACACCCAAGCGGGCAAGGTAGGCAGATCGGTCGTGGCAGCTAAGAAAGACGAAAAGCGGGGCTGGATCATCAACCGGGAAGTAGCACCAACTGACCTCACCTTGGAGGCCGTGGGCATCCTACAAGCCGTCAAATTCGGCAAAGAGTAGGGGCCTGACATGGTGACGTTAAGAAAGCCCGCGAGTGCGGTTGATACCGACAACTCTGACCCGATTACTCTGCGACTGCCAGAACCGCACGAACACCAACGAATCTTTATCGACTGGGAGGACCACTTTCCACTCGCTCAAGTCTTGGTCGCACCAGCGGGTACCAAGCTGGGAAAAAGTCTCGGCTCGTCGATCTGGCTGCTAAGCCAAGCCCTAGCCAATCAAAGATTCTACTGCCTGTGGATTGCGCCGACGCTACTGAAAGCCAAGGTCGGCTACCGCTACATGAAGTCGATGCTACCCGATATTCCCATCATCAACTGCGTCGACTCGCGCCTAGAGATCCACCTGGGCAATGGCAGCTACATCAAGTTTCTACACGGGTCTGATGCCGAGACCGTCATCGAGGGCGAAGCCGTCGACGCCTTTGTGATCGACGAGACCAGCAAGATTAAAAAGCAGGTGTGGACCTCGCTCTTTACCACGCTCAGCCAGACCCAAGGCAAAGGCATCATCACGGGCACACCGAGAGGCCATACTTGGTACGAGGAAATCTTTAAGCAAGCCAAGGCCGGAGACCCGTTCTTTGGCTGGGCGCAGCTTACGACGTCGATGTCTCCCTACGTCTCGCCCGAGGCCATTGCTAACGCCAAGCGCCTTTTACCACCACACCTGTTTGACCAATACTACCTGGCCAAATTCGTCACCTATTCGACCGTCTTTGGCAACCTCGACGACGTCTGGGACGACGAGTTAAAGGTCGCGCCAGGTCGCGGCTACTGGATACATCCAGACCCGACAGCCCGCGCTCTTGACGCTTGCACGGGAGCTGACTGGGCCAAGATTAATGACTACACGGTCTTTACCACCGTCGCCTCTGACGGGCGCCTAATCGGCTACTGCCGCTTTCGTGGCGGCAAGTACACCGACCAAGTGCAGCGGCTTAAAAACTACATGGCCAAGTTTACTGGCGACATGATGCTCGACTACGACAAGACGGGCGTCGGCCAAGCCATCGAGGACATCATCATGGATGCCGACATCGACGCAGCGATCAACGGCGTGACCTTCACCAACCAGACCAAGCAGGATATGGTGACGAGGGCGTCGATAGCCTTTGCCACCTGCTGGTTTAAGTCGCCCAAGATTGCCCAGATCGAGTCGGAGCTTGGGGCCTTGGAGGTCAAGGTCACTTCAATGGGGCATCATACCTACGCCGCCCCCGAGGGCGAACACGACGACGTTGCCTGGTCCTTACTCATGGCCATCAGCGGGGCCTACAGCTCGTCCCACGCAGATAAAGTGGAACAGATGATGGCCGACGCCGTGGATGGTAGACTCACGGGTGCAAGCAAAGAAGACGACACGATCGAGTCCTATCTTGAAGACGCCACCATGGACGAAGGCGGCGACTGGCAGGACGACGAAGACTACGACGAAGCAGAACTAGACGACTAACCGCACCGCTGGAAGGCTCACTATCATGGCTCTTAAAGATTGGCTCACCCCCAAAGGACGGTCTCTTGTGCCCGCCCCCAGCAGTGCCCTACCCGTCGACCTCGGCTACCCGTCGAGCCAGGACGAAGACCGCGTCGAGGCAGCTATGGAGGCTGCGCTTAAAAAGGGTCTCAACTATCAAGACTACCAAGCGTTTGACGGGATGAATGAATCAGGCGGGTACTTCGGCAAGGAGTTTGACATCAGGGCCACAGCGGGGCGGGTTAAGGCCCTCTACGGCTCCGAGCCTTGGGTCTATGCCACCGCCACCTTGATCGCTAAGACGATCTCAGCGATCCAGTTTAAAGCCTACAAGCCTGGCACTGAGGAAGAAGTACCCAACCACCCGCTGATCAGAATGATCAACACCGGGTCGATGTGGCAGTCGGGCAGGCAGCAGCAGTGGTGCGGCTGGCTAGACTTGATCCTTGGCGGCAACTTCTTTTTGACCATCGACCCTTTTTATCTGTCGATGACCATGGCCCCGGTCGAGCTGGTCACGATAAACTTAGGAGATGTATCCAACCCTGGTCCTTCTAGTATCACCGTCTCAGACCCCAGTCGGCTTGGCAGCAAGTACACTGTGCCGTATGAACGCGTCATCCATATCCGGCTACCTAACCCGTCAAACCCCTTTTACGGCCTGTCGGCTTTCTCGGCAGCAGCCAGACCTCTTATCCTCGACAGGTACAAAGCGGAATTCGAGATGGCCTTCTATCTCAGAGGTGCCACTGCCAACGGCGTCATCGAATGCACGAGCGACATTTCAACTACTCGCTTTGCTCGACTGATGCGGTCTTTTGAAAATTCTTTCACCGGAAAACGCAACTGGTGGAGGACGCTGTTTTTGCCAAAAGGTGCCACCTGGAAAGCCAACAGCTCGTCGATGAAAGACATGGAGTTTATCGCATCGAAGAAAGAAGACCGCTTAGCAATCCTCTCGGTCCTGGGCATCCCGCCGTCCATGGTGGGACTAACCGAGGACGTCAACTATTCGACGTCTGAAGGACAGATGCAGGTCTTTCAAGACAACACCATCCTACCTATCATCGGCTTTATCGAAGACGGCTACAACTCCAGCCACCTAGTTAAGACCATCTACCGTGGCCAAGTCGAGATCAGAGCCGACATGTCCAAGGTCAAAAACATGCGCGACCAAGGCGAGCTAGCCGTCAAGGGTGAGATCGCCACCAAGATCTCGTCGTTCTTTACCATCAACGAGATCCGCAAGAAGGTCTTTAACGAGGCACCAAGGTCCGACGGCGACGTCTATGCTGGTAAGCCTGTGGCGCCGTCACCTATGTCCTTGCAGCTATCAGCCAAGGACCAAGCCAAGGACGGCGAATACCGTATCCACGCTGTCACTTTTGGCAAAGAAGTCTACAAGGCCCCACAAGACGTCACAGCCTACGCCGTCACCCATGGCTGGACCGGCGACCCCGTCATTGACGCGGGCACTTGCTGGAGAGTGGTCCAACAGTCAGAAAACGACTTTGTGCCCAACAGTTTTAAAAGCCTGCCCATGCCCGACAGCGTCACCATCATCATGGGCAAGCTGATTGGACCAGACGGCAGCCAGGCCCAACCACCAGAAGGCGTCACCGGCCCCGTCGGTGTGCCTCCTGAGTCGGTGCCCGACAAGCAGGCAGCTTGGGCACTGGTCAAGGAGACCGCAGCCAACGACATCCTGACGATCGAACGGTCGTTTGGCCAAGCCTACTTGAAGGTCTATAAACGCTACCTAGAAAACGTGTTCACGCTCTTTGAACGTGCGGTTGCTAGTAAGCAAGACCCACGCGGGTACCTGGACGCTTTTAAGGATGAACTAAAAGACGCCTATATCACCGACGCTAAGGATCTGCTGGAGCGAGTCGCCGCGCGTGGCTATTCGATGGCTAGGGCCAAGGTCAAGAGCCTAACAGCCATGACCAAGGATTCTAACGGCGGCAGCTACCGCTTCACTGATACCGACGCTCAGGCCATCGACGTCTTAGAGGCCAGGGGCAAGAAGGACCGCGACGGTAAGGTCAGGGCTGGAGCCATCGAACGCTTCTACGGGTTTAATGAGA